GTGGCCATGACCGTTACCGTGCAGCCCGCCGTGGCCGGGCGGGTGACGGACGAAACGGGCAAGACGTCTTCCGTAAACATGCCCCTTCTGCCCGACGTCCCCGTGGTCTTTCCCGGCGGCGGGGGTTTTACGTTGACCTTCCCCGTCGCCTCCGGGGACGAGTGCCTTGTGGTGTTCGCTTCCCGCTGCATCGATGCATGGTGGCAGTCGGGCGGAATAGGCGAACCGATGGAGCCCCGGATGCACGACCTCTCGGACGGCTTTGCCCTTGTCGGCGTGCGCAGCCAGGCGCGCAGGCTGTCCCCCGCAGTCGATTCCGGAAACGTGCAGCTCAGGTCCGACGACGGCAAAACGTTCATCGAAATGACCCCGGGCGGAGATGTCAATGCCGTCGGGCCGACATCCGTCACGTTGAAGAGCGAAGGCTCCATCACGCTCGACGCCCCTCAGATCATCATCAAGGGGCTGCTCTCCATGCAGTCGCAGTCTGGCGGCGCGACCACGGCCACGCTCGACGGATCGCTCAACGCCACGGGCGACGTGACAGCATCGAACATCAGCCTCAACAGCCATACGCACCCCGGCGACAGCGGGGGGACCACGGGAGGCCCGCAATGAACGGCAAGCTTGTAGGCGAAGGCGTCCGGTTTGAACGCATCCGCCGGATTACCGGCTACCTCGTCGGCTCGGTCGATCGCTTCAACGACGCCAAGGCCGCTGAAGTCCGGGATCGCGTAACGCATATCAACATGAAAGGGGTACGCAATGAGGTACCGCAAGCTCGATGATTCCGGGGATTTCATGTTCGGCCACGGGCAGGCGGACTTTCACCATAACACTCCGGAAGCCGTCGCTCAGGCCGTCGCCACGCGGCTACGCCTTTTTTCCGGCGAATGGTTTCTCGACGTTACGGAAGGCACGCCCTACGTTCAGGCAGTCTTTGGCAAGCACACGGCGCAAACATACGGCCCGGCGCTTCGCGAGCGTATCCTTGACACCGAAGGCGTGACGGGGCTTGCCGCGTTCGAGACCGTTTATGACGGAGAAGCAAGACGCCTTACCGTAAACGCGACCATCGAAACCGTTTACGGGGAAGCCGTTGTTCAGGAGGTATTGTGATGGCGCTCGCCTATATTGACGACACGGGAATCCATCTGCCTGATTACCCTACCGTCCTCGACCATGTCAAAGGCATCATGCACGACATCTACGGAGACGATCTCTATATTGAAGCGGACAGTCAGGACGGACAGCTCTGCGCCGCGTTCGCTTCAATGATGCACGACACCTATGCGCTTTGCGGTGACGTATACAACGCCTTTTCGCCGTCAACCGCGCAAGGCGTGGGGCTCTCAAGCGTAGTCAAGATAAACGGCATAAGGCGCAAGACGGCCAGTTATTCGACCGTTGATCTACGCATCGTCGGGCAGGTCGGCACCATCGTCACCAGCGGCAAGGCCGAGGACGTGGCCGGGCAAAAATGGCTTTTGCCCGCTCAGGTCGTCATTCCCGCCGAAGGCGAAATTACGGTCACGGCCACGGCCGAAGTCATGGGAGACATCCGGGCCGCCGCCGGGGAAATCACCAAAATCGCCACGCCGACGCGGGGCTGGCAGACCGTAAACAATCCGGCGGCCGCGACGACGGGTGCTCCCGTGGAGAAGGATTCGGAACTGCGCGGACGTCAGGCCATCAGTACGGCCATCCCGTCACAGACGCCGCTTGAAGCGACCAAGGGGGCCGTAGCCCGGCTTTCCGGCGTGACGCGCAGTGCTGGATATGAAAACGACACGAACGAAACGGACGAGCGCGGTATCCCGGCGCACAGTATCGCCGTTGTTGCTGAAGGCGGCGACACGGCTCAGATCGCCGAGGCCATTTTCGCAAAAAAGACACCCGGCTGCGGCACCTACGGCACGACGACTGTCTCCGTGCGCGACGAATACGGCGAACCTTCGCAAATCCGGTTTTTCCGTGCGACGGACATGCCAGTCTATGCGCGGGTCACGCTCAGGGCGCTTTCCGGCTATCTTTCATCCACAGGCGATACCATCCGCAAGAACCTCGCCGCGTACATCAATACGCTCGGCATCGGCGAAAAGCTGTACGTGAGCCGCCTGTATACCCCTATAAACGCAGTCGCCGCAGAAACCTTTTACGTCGAATCCATCGAGATAGGTACGAGCCCGGGAGTGCTCGCCGCCGAAAATATCGCCGTGGCGTTCAACGCCGTAGTCTCCTGCACGGTGGAAGACATCGAGGTGATTGCTACATGAGCGCGGACGACTACCTTGCCTTGATCACTTCCGAGCACCGGCACCGTCCGAAGTTCGAGGCCGTCGTCGCCGGACTGGCCGGGCCGTTCGTCGAAATGCAGGCCATGCTCGAAAGGATGCGGACCCTGCACGACATCGACACGGCCACCGGCGTACATCTTGATCGCGCGGGAGAATGGATCGGAAGAAGCCGCTATGTGGCCATTCCCCTTGAGAATGTCTATTTCTCGTGGGGCGTCGAAGGGCTTGGATGGAACGAAGGCTACTGGAAAGGGAAGTATGACCCGGATCGCGGCATGGTGCGGCTTTCCGACGACGCGTACCGAACCGTCCTGAAAGCGAAGATCGGCGCGAACCGTTGGGATGGAACCATCCCCGGGGCGTATAAAGTCTGGAGAACGGCTTTCGCAGATATCGGGAGTGTCGTCGTCATTCAAGACAATCAGGACATGAGCATGATCCTCGGCATAACCGGAGTCCGGCTCGACAACGTCATGCGCCAGCTCATCCTCCAGCGCTACATCGACCTGAAGCCCGAAGGCGTCCGTATCTCGTACTATGCCGTATCGAACAGCGGCGCTCCCCTTTTCGCCTGGAACTGCGATTCCGAAGGGCTCGCGGGATGGGCAAAAGGGGCATGGCCTGAAAAAATCCTGCCTTTTTCACCCTGATCACTGTCAGGGGAGATAAAAAAAGCTGGCGCGGGCATATTGGACTCACAGGAGGACGACATGCCCGTTACCAATGAAATATTGCCTTTCGCCCCACAGGCGACCGTTGCCCTTTCCGAGATTCTGAGCCTCGCCGAGTATACCGCCGACAGCCAGCGCCTGCGCGGAAACCAGCCGGGAATCGCCCGGCTCGAGCTCGTCAACACGGTACTCAAGCAGACGTCACATATGACCGCCGGGCTCGCGCAGTTCATCGCCAACCGGTACGACGGCGGCGTCAAAGACGACGGAAACCTCGACGCCGTCGAATCCGGATTGCAGGCGGCGATCATGAGCCTCGTCTCCGGCGTCACGGACCCTCTGTCAAAAACGCTGGCGACACTTGAAGCAATCCGTAAAAGCTGGATTGGAGCCCCCCGTTACCACCGCTCTACGGTGCTCCCCCCGGACTACGCATGGGTGAATGGCGACCTCATACTTTTTGAAGATCGTCCAGAATTTGAAGAGGTTTACCTCGCTGGCGGCTTCGAGGGAATGCTTCTCGAAGCAAACGCCACCAGCGAGCAGATCGCCGCCAACCTCGGGAAGTTCAGAAAACATCCTAACGGACTGGGATTATACCTTCCTTCCTGTGGCGAACAGTTTTTCCGAGCGTGGGGGCAGGGAGGAGATCGGGAGGCGGGGAGCTGGCAGGGGGATGCTATCCGCGAATTATCAGGGCGCATTGACCTCAGCCGTATAGGGAGTGCTTATACAAGTGAAGCCAGCCCTTCCACTGGCGTACTGCAAATTGAAAAAGACGCTTTACCGGGGCTGTTGACGTCAAATGGTACTTCCGAGTTCTGGATGTGGGGAAAAGCTTCTTTTAGCGCTTCCCGTGTAGCCCCGACCGCTGAGGAAAACCGCCCGCTCAACATCGCCTTACCTGTCGTCTTGTATCTGGGCATCCATGCTTAACTTTTAACCATATCCCGCGCCTTTCCGAGCTTGGACGGGGGCGGGACAAGCTGGTGGGGCTGTCACGGATACGGGACGGCATATCTCCGGCTCGTGGACGGTAGGTTGGAATGTCGCACTGGTACCGACAATCGGGGTGAACGGCGCAGTCTATACGGTATCCTCGCAAGGACATGAACTCGCATATAATGCAAGTACAGAGCTTGCGACCCAGCCGTTCCATGTAGGATTCGATTCTGCTCGTGTCTGGGATGAGCATGATGGAGCTGAGTTCGTTCCGGCCCATGTCCGTATTCCTGTGATTCTTTATCTTGGTAATTCTACTTGATATTTTTCCTTACCCCCCGCCTTTCCGAGCGTGGACGGGGGCGGGAGAGTCCGGGAAGTACAATGCTCCGGGCTTGCCAGACATTATTGGTAAATACGGGCAAATCTTTGCCCGTCCGGAAGTAGCGGAAGGCCCTTTCGCCGGAAGCGACATCATCGCTGAAAACTTACAAGGAGGGACTGATTCTGCAATAGATTACCTTGTTACAGTTAGGTTTAGGGCCTCAGCCGCAAATCCGACATACGGCGCATCAGCCACAGTCATGCCGTCAAGCATCAACCTCCCTATAATTTTATACATGGGGATAGCTGCCTAAGCAGGCAGACCAAGATATAAAATGACGGGGAGCGCGACGTTGACCGGGCGGTTTTCAGTTGCGGTAGTAACGACATTGCCAGAATCAAAAGTCAGGGTTCCCGAAGTCTTTATTACGCTATCTTCTGTGACAGCCGTTGCATCGCTTCCAGTACCAGATTGCGCTAGCAAATTTCCCGTAATGAGCGTTGGCCAACGGAATTGGCCGATAAGACCAGTGATCCGGCGCATTGCATCGCCTTGCGCAGAGCCTGCTGCCCGGCTCCCTCCCGTCCAAGCTCGGAAAGGCGCAGTCCGTCACAAAAACTCAAGCAGGGATACCGAGATAGATGATGGAAGGCTGAGCGATATTTGCGGGTCGTGTTTCCTGTGCCTGACGCTGGTTAATATAGTATCTACGGTGAGCTACTGGTGTACCAATGTCTGCCATATATACTATAATACTGTCTGCGTAGCCGGTATCATGCAGAGAGACATTCCCTTCTAGTGTAACTGTAGCAGGATAGTTATCCCCATAGCCTCCCATTGGCTCGCAATACACTGAGATTATTCCCGTTTCAACAGCATCCTGTTGCCAACTTCCTGCCTCCCGGCCCGCCCCTCCCGTCCACCCTCGGAAAGGCGGGGGGTAAGG